CCGATGTATTCATCATATAATGTTACCTCGAAATACCCTTGTTACGGGTCGGTAAGGGGACATGTATTCAACGAATTGAGATTCAGATACATGGCCACTCAATATTTAAACGTGGAAGATCTCAATGACCTCTACATAATTCCCAACACTTCAGAGAAAGAATCAAGTGCCATTCTAATGGATGATCTACTGGCAGAGGTGACACTGAATTATGCATATCATCTAGATAAAGAATACATGAGGCGACACTTCTTCTTCTTTGACTCCGAATCTTGGCAACCATTAAAGGATAAGTTATCTAAGATCGACTGGATGTTTAAGGAGTTCAATAAAGAACAGCAAATGGATCTCATAAGGTCATATCTATCAAAGGCATTAGTCAGAAACAGACGTATTAGGTTGATAGATATGAATGACAGAACGGCTGTCAGCCTTCAATTGGAATGTTTAGATTATTTGCGGGACCAATACCCCCTGAATGACAACTTTGAGGAAATGGCAGCTAATCAATTAGCAGTCCTCAAGGACCCAATTTCAAATCTAAATAAGACAGAAATGATAAGACATTTTCAAAATCGGTTTTCAATCTACGATGACTTAAAACAGAGGTCTGCAGCTATAATTGCCACAGAATTTCTGCTAACATTCTGGATGTCTTATAAAGTTGATTCCGGGGTAGCGGAACTCAATATTGATAAAATATTAAATACATCCACCTCTTATGAAGTGTCCATGGCTTCTCTCATGGTTCTTGACCCCCTACTCAACGCAAAGATGCACCTAGTGGGTTGCGACCTAGTTTTGGAACTAATTGGACATCAGCATGAACTGATATATGAGATATTACATGAGATATCGAGGAACGTACAGTTAATTGATGTAGTAGTACCTCAAAAGTTACCTTCATTAGGTGTAGGAAATCCAATTACTTCAGACACAATGATCCCTGAGATTGCAAAGGCGTGTGATTACACAATAATACCAATATCATTAACGTGTATGAAGACAATTGACCAATTGTCTCCATTGTTAGATTATGCAAGGAAATGCACCGACATTGCTGCAGACCCTGCTGTATATTATAGCCCTACAGGTTCTGACTCTTTTGTGAGTCAGTACTCACTATTTAAATTATTATTACAGGAAGGATACATATATAAAGACACAAAAATCTGTGATATAACAGGTGGTAGGGGAGATGGTGCATTTGCCTTGTCGTCTCATAATC